AGGGTGGGAAGGAGAAGATTATTCGTTTCGGAGAGCAGGGTGCCAGCACGGCTGGAAAGCCCAAGAAAGGCGAGTCCGCACGGATGAAGGCGAAGCGCAAGTCATTTAAGGCCCGCCACGGCAAGAATATTGCCAAAGGTAAGATGAGCGCAGCTTATTGGGCCGATAAGGTTAAGTGGTAGTGCCTAGCAAGTCTAAGGCACAACACAATTTCATGGCGGCGGTGGCTAATAACCCCCAGTTCGCTAAACGTGCCGGTGTCCCACAGAGCGTGGGGCGTGAGTACATGAAGGCCGACGAAGGTCGTTCATTCAAAGAAGGAGGTGATCTAGTGTCTAATTGCGGTACCAAAAGGATGAATGTGGGTGGGATGGCTGGTGCTACTCGCCGCACTGCGTCGCAGAAAGAGGGCTTTCCTGATTTAAACAAAGACGGCAAAGTCACTCGGGCAGATATCCTCAAAGGTCGTGGTGTCGAAGGTATGAACTACGGCGGTAAAGTTAAAAAGATGAGCAAAGGCGGCATGTGCCGTGGTAATGGTATAGCTCAGCGTGGTCAAGGTAGGATAAACCTCCGATGATGAAATGCAGAGGTATGGGTAAAATGCGGCCCGTAGCCTTAAAGAAAGGTGGAACAGTTAAAGACGAGTGCTACCGCAAGGTGAAGGCTCGGTACAAAGTTTTCCCCTCTGCTTACGCTTCTGGTGCTATAGCTAAGTGCCGTAAAGTCGGTGCCAAGAACTGGGGTAATAAGTCCAGTGGCCGTTCGTAAGACAAAGAAAGGCGCAGCGTTAAAACGCTGGTTTAAGGAAGATTGGAAAGACGTTCGTACGGGTAAAGCCTGCGGACGCAAAGAAGGTGAAAAGAGGGGCACTCCTTACTGTAGACCCACCAAACGAGTTTCCAGTAAGACCCCTAAAACCTCTGGTGAAATGACTAAATCCGAGAAACGATCTCGGATAGCCCAGAAGAAACGACTAGGTCAACCAGCAGGAGCACCGAAGAGAGTCCAATCTTTGAAACGCAAGAAGAAGGTGGCGAAGAAGAAAAAGTAATGGCTAAAGGTGTAAACCACTATTACAAAGACGGAAAGGTGCATAGAGGTGGTATGCACAAACATGATGATGGGACTCTTATGACCGGTAAAACTATGTCTAAGAGTTCTAAGAAACTTTACCACTACAAAGATTTGTCTAAGACCGCGCAGAAAAAGGCGCGGGAGAGCTGGGGTAAATAATGGCTACGTCCGGTACAGCAACATTCAACATGGACTTCACGGAGATCGCTGAAGAAGCGTGGGAACGTGCGGGCCGTGAGATGCGTTCTGGCTATGACTTACGTACCGCCAGACGTTCCATGAACTTGTTAACTATTGAGTGGCAGAACCGTGGCATCAATATGTGGACGATTGAGGAAGGCACTGTCAACCTCACCGAAGGAACTGCGACATATGCTTTACCGGCGGATACCATTGATTTGCTTGAGCATGTTGTACGTACTGGTAGCGGTAATGTGTCTACTCAGTCTGATCTCAACATTACGCGTATAAGTGTGTCTACTTACGCCAGTATCCCTAACAAGCTATCGCAGGGGCGGCCCATACAGCTTTACATAGACCGTGGGCAAGCAAACCCATCCGCCACTGTGTGGCCTGTCCCTGATGCGTCAAGCACTTATGTTTTAAAGTATTGGCGTATGCGACGTATTGAAGACGCCGGTACTGGGGTGAATACGGCTGACGTGAATTTCAGGTTCTTACCCTGCTTAGTTGCAGGGCTTGCGTATTACATAGCTATGAAAGAACCAGAACTGGCCGAGCGTTTACCTATGTTAAAAGCGACCTACGATGAGCAGTTTGCATTGGCGGCAGAGGAAGATAGAGAGAAAGCTACACTTAGCTTAGTACCTCGCATTTACGGGGTTAGGTAATGGGTTACAAGTACGCGTCTGGGCAAAAAGCTCTAGCAATCTGCGATATTTGCGGGTTCCAGTGCAAACTCAGAGAGTTAAAAGAACTTATACGTAAAGGCAATAAGACAAACTTAAAAGCATGTCGTGAGTGTTGGAATCCAGACCAACCGCAAAATAAGTTGGGTGAGTTTCCAGTAGATGACCCGCAGGCTTTGCGTGATCCGAGACCTGACTCGGCAGAGTTAACGGCCAGTAGAGACATACAGTGGGGTTGGAACCCTGTCGGGTTTAACAATAATGACGGGATAACCCCCGACAACTTAGAAGCAACCGGCCAAGTCGGTGCGGTAACAGTAACAACAAGTTAGGAGCTACGCCATGAAGCGCGAAAGCAAGAAAGCCCCAAAGGTTATTGAGTTCCCTAATCAGCCTACAGTCTATAAGTCTGAGTGCTGTAACCAGCCTATAGATGTAAAAACTAGCGGTATTAAGATGCGCGGTGCTGGTGCGGCTACTAAAGGCACTATGTCCAGAGGCCCAATGGCTTAAGAGGTAAGGGATGAACTATTCTGAACTTACAGCAAACATAGAGGATATCTGCGAACAGACATTTACCGCAGACCAACTTGCTATGTTTACCGAGCAAGCAGAGCAAAAAATATACAACTCTGTTCAGCTACCTGCGCTCCGAAAAAACCAGACCGGGAACGCAACCTCGGGTGATAAGTACCTGATATACCCGACTGATCTTTTACATGTGTACTCTTTGGCGGTTATAGATGGTAGTGGTAACTACACATACCTTCTGGATAAAGATGTAAATTTTATTCGTGAAGCCTACCCAAATGCTTCTAGTACGGGTACCCCAAAGCACTATGCGTGGTTTGACAATACGGCTTTTATTTTAGGGCCGACACCGGATGCAAACTACAGTGTAGAGATTCATTACGGATATTACCCAGAGTCTATTGTTACTGCGGGTAACACTTGGTTAGGCAATGAGTTCGATTCTGCGTTGTTGAACGGTGCTCTGGTTGAAGCAATACGCTTTCAGAAAGGTGAGCCTGATATGGTGGCCCTATACGAGAAGTTGTACGTGCAAGCTCTTACGCTGCTAATCAATTTAGGTGACGGTAAGATGCGAAAAGACGCATATCGTGATGGGCAGACTACCAGAGGGGCAGAAGTTTGATAAACGGCGTGCAAACAACATTTGATAACGGTTTTAAGGTGGATGTCCATACGACCAGTAATCGTGGTTGGACGCCAGAAGAGTTAGCAGATCGTGCGTTAGACAAGCTGCTACATGTCAGTAAAGACGCTGATGAGCAGGTCAGAGCGCAGGCTCTGGTGTTTAAAGAACAGATTAGACAGGTTTTAGTGTTCTACATGAAAGAAGCTATCAAGTCAGATAGAACCACTATTTGTGCGGAACTCCAAAAGCAAGGCCATGCTGAGTTGGCTAATATCATACGTAAACTATAGGAGAGGCCCATTATGGCTATTACTCAAGCAATGTGTACGAGCTTCAAAGTGGAGCTTCTTAACGGTATACACGCATTTGGAACAACTGTTGCCCGCGCAGGAACCACTGCGGATAGCATGTACATTGCGTTGTACACCAGCTCTGCAACTTTGGATGCGACAACCACAGCATACAGTGCAACTAACGAAACCTCTGGCACAGGCTACACCGCTGGCGGAAACTCGCTGACTGCGGTAGCACCTACAAGCTCTGGTACTACAGCGTTCACTGATTTCAACGACACCACTTGGTCTACAGCATCAATCACTGCTCGTGGCGCGTTGATCTACAACAGCACACAGTCTAACAAGGCCGTTGCTGTACTTGACTTCGGTGCGGACAAAACCGCTACTGCTGGTGACTTTACTATTGTCTTTCCAGCAGCGGACGCCAGTAACGCGATCATTCGTATTGCCTGATGTCCATTATCCTTGCTGACAGGGTTAAAGAGACTACCTCTACCACAGGTACGGGTAGCCTCACGCTTGCTGGGGCTGAGACTAATTTTCAGTCCTTCAGCAGCGGCTTGACCAGCGGGGATCAGACTTACTATACGATTGTTGATTCCACCAACACTGCTTGGGAGACAGGGATAGGGACTTTTACCTCCCCGTCCACTCTTTCAAGAGACACCATCTTGGCCAGCAGTAATTCTGGCTCTGCGGTAAATCTGGGTGCAGGCACAAAGGAAGTTTTCATCACCATACCTGCTGCATCCGCCGGATTTGTTGGTGTTCAGGGGCCGATGCTTTCCGATGCTACTATGAATGACAGCACGAGCTATACTCAGAAAAACGTGTTTGGCGTACCTGAGTTCAACTTCGGCGGATTCACCAGAGCGACATCAGGGATTACGGTTCCCTACGATGGCGTATATGAGCTTTATGCCAATTGTTATTTTGTCGCAAACGACCAACGCCCAAATATAGGAATTAAATTTGCTATTGATGGCACAGAAAGAAGCGAAGTCAGCGCCTCTGACTATATTCGTGCTTCAGGCGGACATGACGAGGCAAGCACTAATCTAAAAGTGGTGGTCGAAATGACCGCAGGTGAAGAGGTTAACCTTTTTGTTGCACGATTAGCTGACGCTGCAACAGTTACCTTACAGGCTAGTGAGAGCGTTTATACCGTCATAAAGGTGGACTAAATGTTAGGTTTTAGTCCTCTATCTTCAGCCCCCCTCTCTGATCTTGGAGCTGGCGCGGGCGTAACCGTCAATGTAACCGGCGTTCAGGCTGCTACTGGTCTGGGTTCTGCCTCTGTTGGCATCTCTTTTACCTTCAACGCTACGGGAGTCCAAGGCACTACAGCCCTAGATTCTGTAGTTGTTAGCCTTCCCAGAACGGTCTCAGCTACCGGAGTCTCTGCCACTGGAGCTACCGGAAGCGTAACGGTAAACACTGAGATTTCAGTAATAGTCCCTCTTGGCGGTTGGGGTCGAGGGGGCTGGGGCGATTTTGCCTTTGGTACGGGTGGCTTAGGGGTATCCGCCTCTGGTGAAGTAGGATCGGTATCTGTATCTTTTGGCGCGACAGCTAACGTCACCGGGCTAGAAGCCACCACTGCTCTCGGTAGTGTCACCGTCACGGCTGATGCAAATGTAAACGCTACCGGAAATGAAGCTACAGGCGAAGTAGGCTCGGTAACTGCCCAAGCAGACGCTAATGTTTCAGTCACTGGGGTTTCTGGTACTACTGGGCTAGGAAGCGCAACAGTCACCGCTGATGCCAATGTAAGCCCGACAGGCAACGAAGCCACAGGCGAAGTAGGCTCACCCACAGTACAGGGAGATGCCAACGTATCGGTAACAGGGGTTGCCGGAACCACCGCTTTAGGTAGCGTTACCGCTAAGACTGACGTTGATATAAGCGTCACAGGCAATGAAGCTACAGGTGAGCTGGGTACAGTAACCACCACGGCTGATGCCAATGTGTTCCCCACAGGTGTTGCCGGAACCACTGCGCTAGGCAACACCGCAGTACAGGCCGATGGGTCAGTAGAGGCTCTTGGTAACGCTGCTACCGGCGAGCTGGGCACAGTCACAGTACAGGCTGACGCTAACGCCATAGTTACTGGAGTTTCGGCCACCACTGCTGTTGGCACTGTAGACATTGCAACCGGCATTTTCGTTGATGTCACGGGGGTCGAAGCCACAGGCGAAGTAGGTACTGTAGCTACGCAGGCTGACGCTAATGTCTCTGTAACTGGGGTTTCGGGGACTACTGCCCTTGGGTCAGCTTCGGTATCTCTCCCTGCGGAAGTCTCTGTAACAGGCGTAGAAGCCACGACCGCCCTTGGATCGGTAACTGTAGCCCTGCAACTAGATGTCCCTGTAACGGGCGTACAGGGCGCTACAGGGCTTGGAACGGTAACAACGCAGGTTGATGCCAATGTCTCAGTGACAGGGGTTTCCGCGACCACCGCTCTGGGTAACACCGCAGTACAAGCTGACGGTTCAGTGGAGGTTCTGGGCAACGCTGCCACGGGTGAAGTTGGAACCGTAACCCCCACAGCAGACGCCAATGTCTCGGTTACTGGGGTTTCTGGCACTACTGCTCTAGGCACGGCCACTGTAGACCTACAGCTAGATGTTCCTGTGACGGGCGTCGAGGCCACCGGAGAGCTTGGTACACCGACAGTATCAGGCGATGCAATAGTCTCGGTTACTGGGGTTTCCGCAGAGGCTTCAACACTAAATAACGGTTCTGAATTTACCGCAGATGGAAACGCGCAGCTTTCAACAGCCCAAGCTAAGTTTGGTTCTGCTTCACTACTGCTTGATGGCACAGATGACTTTGTAGCGTCTGACGACAACATTGACCTAAGTTCCGGTGATTTCACGGTAGACCTGTGGATTCGTCCGACAAATGTTACGGGCTACAAAGGAATTTGGCAGACTGGTACAAGCACAACAGAACAGTCCTATTTATTAGGTAACCAAGTTTATTGGGTTGTAAACCCATCAACAATTATTAGTAGTTCAGTCACCGTGTCTGCCGGTGTTTGGACAATGTTGTCTTATGAAAGAGAAGGAAATGTTCATAGGATATATAAAAATGGAACCTTAGAAGATACGTTTACCACATCTAATACACCTGATAGTGGCGTCTTTAGTGTTGGTAAAAACGGCTTTGGTGATTTTAACGGGTATATTGATGAGGTACGACTTTCATCTGTAGCCCGTTATGAAGGCACATCCTTCACAGAACCGGTTGCAGAGTACGAAGTAGACAGAGACACTACAGCACTACTGCATTTTGACGGTATCAATGGTTCTACGGATATAGTCAACGAAACAGCGGGTAATGTTACCGTACAGCTTGGCATAACCGTACAAGCCACCGGAGTTCAAGGCACAACCCAGCTAGGCAGTGCAGTAGTCGCGGGTGGCGCAAACGTGTATCCTATCGGGGTTCAGGCTGTAGGACGGCTTGGAACTACGCTAGTTTGGGGTACAATAGTTCCTGACCAGAATCCGAACTGGGCGGGCATAGGGCCGTCTCAAGACCCCAACTGGACGCCTGTAAGCGGCACAAATGACCCGAACTGGGTAGAAATAAACGAAACCGGCTCGCCCGGTTGGACTGAAATTACCAATACCGACCCACCAGATTGGACGGAGATAGCGGCATGATAAAAGTAAATGAAGCGGTAAGTCTAGGGGACTCAATAGACCCTAAGCACGAAATTGAGATCGTGTGCGCTAATTGTGGCTATGACTTGGACGAGTCTGAGTTGGCGGCGGATACTTGCTCTGATTGTGGGCAGGCTTTGAATCTCAAGCAAAGCACAAAGATTTATGCTACCTCGGTGCCTCCGGCAACGGGCGATGCGTCATTATAGGAGCTGACAGATGGCGACTTATGTAAACAACTTACGCCTCAAAGAAATCACCACAGGTGACGAGGACGGCACTTGGGGCACCAGCACCAACACCAACCTAGAGCTGATTACTGACGGTTTCAGCTATGGCACAAAGCAGTTGGCGGCGGATGCCAACGAGACTTTTACGATGCCGGACGGCACGGCTGATGACAGCCGGTCTTTTTATCTCAAGATCACTTCTGCTGTATCTCTTACCGCTACTAGAGAAGTCACACTAGGGCCGAACACCGTATCCAAGGTGTGGATGATCGAGAACGCTACTACGGGTAGCCAGACCATCACTATTAAGCAGGGTTCAGGCGCGACAGTAGATGTCCCCACTGGCGAAAAGGTAATGGTGGTTACAGACGGGGCAGGGGCTGGTGCCGCTGTTTTGAACGCCAATCCTAGTGGTGCTACTGGCGGCACAGTCACCAGCGTAAGCGGTACAGGCACAGTCAACGGTATAAGCCTGTCCGGCACGGTTACAAGCTCGGGTAATATTACTCTAGGCGGTGCCCTTACTGGTGTAGACCTGACCTCACAAGTTACTGGAACACTACCCACTGGGAACGGCGGTACAGGTTCTACTGCTACAACCTACTGTAGTCTGACTGCTAACGTAACAGGAATACTGCCCACTGCGAATGGCGGTACAGGGCTTTCAAGTATAGGCACAGCTAACCAAGTGCTTGCAGTCAATTCTGGCGCTACTGCCCTAGAGTACAAGACGTTTCAAAATAACCCATCAATAACCGCCACTGCATCTGGTGCGTTAGCAGATGGTGACCCAGTTGTTATCAAGTCAGACGGCAAGGTGAGTGCAATTACATCTACATCTGCAACTACGGGCAGTCCACAAGATACTGGAGAGGCAAACGCTACTGGTGGTGAAGCTGTTGCTGTTTCATACGATCCCAGTGCAGGCGCGATGCTAATCTCTTTTAGAGATGATGTTAGCAATGAGGGTAGGACTATGGCTGCAACTATTTCTGGCACAACGATCAGCTACGGGACTATGACTGACGTTGATGTTGCTCGAGACGTGCAGGCTTCTGTCTATTACCCAACAGAAAACGCAACCTTCCTTTGCGAACTAACCAATGACGACTTTGAGGTAGTAACCGTATCAGGAACCACTGTTACTCGAATTGCAGGAAGCCAGTTTGATTTCACCCAGAACACAAGAAGTGCCTGTTATGACGCATCAGCGGATAAACTTATTGGATTGGGTGCCATAGACGTGGCTACGATAGACTATGTATCTCTTCAGGCTGTTGACCTTACAGGGACAACTATTACAAGAGGTAGTAATACCAGAAGTGCTGGAACTCTTCTTGCCGCTAGTGGTCTGGCCAACGCCAGCATAACGCACGACTCCGTTAAAAATGACAACACTTTTATCGTATCAAACGTTGATGGAACGTATGTACAAACATGGTCTTGCAGCGGAACTACACTGACTAATGTATTTACTTCAGCTTTTCCCGGTGTTTCCACTACAAGCAGAGAAGTAAGAGTTATTTATGGTTCAACTTCAAACTCATACTTGTTCTTTTATCAGGACGAGTCCAACAACGCTTACCCTACAGTAATTGGAGCGATTAGAGTAGGAGACTCTTTTTCGTATGGCTCTCCAGTAGTAGTTGCATCTGGGGCTTACACTGATTTGCAGGTTGGATACAACCCTGCCGCTAATAAGTTTTTGGTCAGTTATAGAGGGGCGAGTAACTATAAGTATCTCCATGAGGTTACCCCGGATGGAAGTGATTTGGGAGCTGGTAGCGCGGTAGATATAAGCAACTCAGTAGCTATAGAGACAGATACTTTTTCAAACATAGCCTACGACTCCGATACAGAGCAAAACATAATTGGTTATGCAATTACCAGTGACCGTAGTGTTTTTGCGGTTATATATGACCCAGCAACAAGCACTTTAACTTCCAACACCTTTATTGGCTTTTCTGACGGGGCGTACTCAGATACGGCTACGGCTACGATTCAGGTTGTTGGTTCGGTAGATGATGCTCAGACAGGACTAACTACTGGCAAAAAGCATTACGTCCAGACTGATGGCAGTCTTGCCACTTCACCAGATGTACCCGAAGTATTTGCAGGTACAGCCATTTCAGCGACTCAGATTATTACTAAGGGGTAAGCATGAAGACTATTATTGACGGTATGGGTTGCTCAAAGTATCTGTTCCCCGATACTGAGGTTGTTGTAATTGGCGAAGAAAACATAACGATTGGCTCTCCTGTTAAGTTTATTATCGGAGACCTTAACGCTAATAACTCAACGCTTGTTGAAAATGTGACTGAGCCAGACGATTGGTATGGCTGCAAGTACAACTATGTCAATGGTGTTTGGGAACTATGTGTTGAATGGGTTGATCCCCGAAATAGCTGATTTAGGTTAGCCGCACAAAGTTATTTTATATGCCAGCGTTAGATGCAATATCGGCCCTGTGGCCTCTTGTCCTTGGGTTCGTGACGCTAGTCATAGTGCTGGCAAAGATGCACTCGGATATTGATACGATCAAAGAAAAAATAAAGATACTGTTTGAGTTGTGGAATAAAAAAGACTGAAGTTATTTGATTATGGTGTTGTTAGATGGCCAAGCTCAACGAAGATACAGAACTGTCGATCCCGCTGAAGAATATCGTGGGTCTTTTGGTGATGGTATCTATTGCCACGGCTGGGTACTTTGATGCGATTGAGCGGATTAACTCGCTTGAACACGCCTTTGAAATATCAGAGCTGGCAATATCGCAAAACAGTGAATTCAGAGTCAAATGGCCGAGGGGTGAGCTTGGCGCTCTACCAGCAGATGCCAGACAAGACTTATTCATTGAGATTCTCCAGAACCAGATAGAGCGATTGGAGGGGAACTTGGAAAGAATAGACGATATACAGGTGCGTACAAAACTGCTTGAGCAGCGGTTGGATTTTGATATTCCGCTGGACGGAGAGATATAGGTGTAAGGTGATGGACTTTCAAACGGGATTTAATGTTTTTCTAGGGATAGTCAGTTTTGGTGGTGGTTGGCTCGTTAACAGAGTCTTTGTACTGCTAGACAGAATGGATGCAGACATGAAGCAAATCCCTGAGAAGTACGTGTCTAAAGACGATTACCGAGAAGACATTCGTGAAGTCAAAGAGATGCTGGGGGCCATATTCAAGCGGCTCGACAACAAGGCAGACAAATGAAAATCGACCCCGTACTGCTCAACATGGCCGCAAGCTGGTCGCTGAAGGCGTATAACGACAAAAACAAAAGTACCATTAAAGTAGAAAACAAGATGACGGGAGCCACGGCTTTCGTAATCAAGCGCAAAACCATAGATGTCATTGCCTTCAGGGGTACTCAAAAGAAAGTAAACGATGTCCTCACCGACATGTTTGTACTCCCTGTGCCGTATGTCGGGAGGCTGTGCCACGGAGGCTTTGTAGCCCAGCACGTCTCTATATGGGGAGAGATCGAAAAACACCTAGACCCCAAGAAGCGCACCCTGATAACCGGCCATAGCCTTGGTGGGGCGTTAGCGGAGCTGTCTGCGGCTAAACTGAACGGCAAGCACGAGAACATAAACCTGATTACTTTCGGTAAGCCAAACGTGTTTTTCAAAGGGTTCAAGCGTCCAATGAAGCTCGATACCCAGATATCCTGTGTGCAGGGTAGTGATGTGGTGGCTAGAATCCCACGGTTCTGTTATGGCCCCTCTAAGTCCCAAGACATGCTGTACTTCAGCAATACGGGCGGAACACTGATTAACCCTAAGAGAAGTTTCCGTGTGGCAGACCGAGGGGGTCTGAAAGACCGAGTTGCCGATCATTGTATGGAAGGCTACAAGCACAGCCTGACTCGTTTTCTGGAGGAGGAACACAAATGAGACTTCTAGCTATTGCACTACTGTTTACCCTGCCTAGCTGCACCACCGTACAGGGCGTCATCGACAACAAAGAAATCTATTGTTCTCAGCTATACAAAGGGGTTCGGGCTGTTGGCCGTTCTGCCCTGTCTGCTACTGCTGGCGTGGTGGTGCCTGATGTCTGTGACACTATCGACGAAATCGTTGCGGAGGAAAACGCCGACGGCGTAGACAAAAGCGATAGCTGATATAAAGTTACTCGTCCAACTAATACTGTTGTTTCGTTGATGAAAAAGCTGATTTCAATGCTTAAACGCCATGAAGGCGAGGTAAAAACTAACGGCAGGCATGTAGCGTACAAGTGCCCAGCCGGATACTGGACTCTGGGAATCGGGCGTAATATAGACCCAGAAAACGGCATTGGGCTGTCAGACGATGAGGTTGACTACCTCCTAGAGAACGATATTGCCAGAGTAACCAAGGAGTTAGCCGCAGAATATAAGTGGTTTAACGATCTTGATGATGTACGAAAAGATGCTATTATTGACATAGCATTTAACCTCGGAGCTACGCGTTTACGTGGCTTTCGACGCGCATTAGCCGCTATGAAAGCGGCGGATTATAAAACTGCTGCGACAGAGTTCTTGGACTCTAAGTGGGCAAGACAGGTTGGTGGCCGTGCTTTGGAGCTAACCGACATGATTGCCAGTGGCGAGTATGCGGAATGAGGTTTAGATGGCTGTCAGAAAACTACAATTCAAACCGGGTGTAAATAGAGAAACCACCCGTTACGCCGCCGAAGGTCAGTGGTACGACACTAACAAGGTGCGCTTCAGACGTGGGCTACCCCAGAAAATAGGCGGGTGGCAGCGTATTTCCTCAGAAACTTATTTAGGTGTGGCCAGATCACTGCATAACTGGGTGACCCTTTCTGGCCAAAACATAGTAGCCCTTGGCACTAACCTGAAATATTACCTCGAACGTGGGGGTGCCTATTTCGATATTACCCCCATTAGAGCTACTACAGCAGCCGGTGACGTGACTTTTGCTGCTGTTGATGGTTCTGCCACTCTTACTGTTACTGACACAGCCCACGGTGCCTCACAAGGCGACTACGTGACATTTTCCGGTGCGGTATCTCTGGGCGGCAACATTACGGCTGATGTATTAAACGCAGAATATACAGTAACCACTGTGGTAGACGATGACAACTACACCATCACAGCTACGGCCACGGCCAATGCGTCTGATACAGGCAACGGCGGGGCTTCTGTCGTAGGTGCGTACCAGATACCTGTCGGCAATGAGATCGAGGTGCCCGTTACTGGTTGGGGTGCAGGGCGTTGGGGTTCAGGCACTTGGGGTACGGGTGGTTCTACCAATGCTTCTATGCGGTTGTGGTCAGAAGCTAACTTTGGCGAGGACTTGTTTTTTGCCTACAGAGGAGGCGTACCGCTTTACTGGGACGCCACAAACGGCACTACGACAAGAGGTGTATACGTCAGTTCCTTGGGTGGAGCGTCCGATGTACCTACTATAGTAAATCTAGCGTTTGTATCAGACATATTTCGCTTTGCGTTCTGTTTTGGGGCGAATGACTTGGGCGGCTCTACGCTTGACCCCATGCTGATCCGTTGGTCAGACCAAGAAGACGTGGCTAACTGGACGCCTGCCGCTACCAACCAAGCGGGTAGTTTGCGCCTGTCAGAAGGCACAGAAATCGTAGACGCCATCCAAGCACGTCAAGAGGTGCTGGTCTGGACTGATTCGGCCTTGTACGGCCTACAGTATCTGGGTGCTCCAGAGGTATGGGGAGCGCAGCTTCTGGGTTCAAACCTGACCATAGCCAGCCCGAATGCGGCGGTATACTCAAACAACATTGCCTACTGGATGGGCACAAACAAGTTTTACTATTACGATGGTACGGTCAAGACGTTACCCTGTGACGTGCGCAGCTACGTATTTGATGACTTCAACCAAGAGCAGGTTGACCAAGTAATCTGTGGCTCTAACGAGCAGTTTGATGAGATATGGTGGTTCTATTGCTCTTCTGAAGCCACACAGAACGACCGTTATGTGGTCTATAACTATGTCGAAAACGTCTGGTACTACGGCACACTAAGCCGTTCGGCGTGGATTGATTCAGACATACGAGAGTACCCGATAGCTGCTACTTTTAGTAACAACTTGGTCTATCAAGAGTACGGCGTGGATTGTAACGAGCTAGGCTCGGCGAACCCGATTGTGGCTACTATAACCTCGGCACAGTTCGATCTGGACGATGGCGACCGGTTCATGCTGATTAACAAGATGCTGCCTGATATGACGTTTGACGGCTCTACAGCGGATTCTCCTGCGGCTACCATGACTCTGAACCCCTTGGAAAACTCAGGTTCTGGGCGGTATGACCCAGCCTCAGTCGGGGGTAACAGCAGCGCAACGGTCACCAGAACAGCCGTATTGCCTGTAGAAGAGTTTACAGGGCAGGTATTTACACGGGTACGGGGTCGGCAGATGTCGATCAAGATTGAGTCTACAGAGCTAGGAGTAACGTGGAAACTAGGCGCACCTAGAATGGATATGCGGCCTGACGGTAGGAGAGGTTAGTGGCTAACCGCCTGATAAATAAGGTAGAAAATCCTGCCCTGCCGATACCGCCAGAGAAAAACACACTGCGGACGTATTTAGATGACCTGAATAATATTTTGCGTTTGTTTTTCAATAGGTTAGCAAACAATGTAAACTTGTTAACCGGTGAGTATGGTGGCCAGTTTATAGAAAAGCCTAACGGGTTGTTCTTTTCCACTACAGATCAGCCCATAGCAGTAGTAAACACAGCTCAGGTAGTTAGTTTTGAAAACACCTATTTGAGCGAAGCGATAACGATAAACGGCGGTTCTAACAGCCAGATTACAGCAACATATTCTGGTATTTATAACTTCCAGTTTGTAGCCCAAGCAGTTAGTGGGTCAGCCTCGTCCAAGAACGTGTACGTGTGGATCAGGCGAGATGGTACGGATATAAACTATTCGGCCAGACATTTGGTTTTATCAGGCTCCAACGACAGTAATGACATTGCGTGGAGTTTTAGTATTGATTTACAGGCAGGGTCGTACATAGAGATGATGTGGTCATCGGACGATATAGATACGTCACTAGACGCTGAAACAGCGGTAAGCCCACACCCCGGCGAACCCTCTGCTGTAATTACTGTAACTTTCGTCTCAACATTGCCTGAGACACTACCGACACCTCCGTAGGCGAGATATGAGTGTAACTGATCCTCAGTTTGGTGAAGATGATCCGAAGATTGAAGCAATTGATGTATTCGGCACTTACGGTGGCGGTAGCGGTGGGAATTTCTTTGGTAACCTGAATGACATTTTAGGTGCTAGGTCAGGAATTGCTGACACTATTGGCGCTGATGCAGTAGACGTAGTTCTTGGTGATCTTGGTGATTATTCTAGTTCTGGCGGTGGCACATCTTTGTCAGATCAGATTGCAACTGAAGTTACTACGTTGCAAGCAGACAATGCTCTAGCTCAAATGGAAAAGCAACTTAAAGATGAAGTTGCGAAAATACAGTCAAACACTGTGCTTTCTGAGTCACAGAAGAAAATCAGAATAGCTCAATTGGCTAACGATTGGCTTGTCGAGTCTGGTGCTCCCAATGCCGTCAAAGCCGAGGTAATGACTGAAGTCTGGAGTGAGTTGGGTGAACAAGTAAATTTAACCGCTGAAGGTTATCAGGAATTACCTTACGCTGGCGCATCTAGTCCTTATGGAGTTCGAGAAGATGAAAGTGGTTTGATTAAATTTATTGAATCCACTACTGATGAAGTCGCCGGAGGTGGGGCATCTTCAGAAACAGCAGCTAGTACCGCTCCCGCAGCGGCGGGTGGAGGCGGCGGAACCCCGTCTGGAAGCGCAGCACAATCAGCCCAAACAGCGGCGGAAGCGGCGGCAACGGCAACAGCAAATGACCCCAATGCGGCAGCGGCAGCAGATATTGTAGAGGCAGCGATTGGTAAGGCTAGAGATGTTGGTGAAGCCCCAAAACTACGGGACACATTTCAAGACCCAAACGGTACAGTTTGGATGAACACTGGCCCAGCATCAATGTCCCCCGGAGAGGAAAATTTCAACACTTGGCGGGCGCTAAACCCCTCTGCCGATGTTATCGCGCAATGGGAAGAAGCCACAGGGGAGACCTACGATCCAAACAGTTCGCAAATAAGATTCAAAACCTCGAAAGGTGTTTGGCCCACTACCGGAGCTTCTACTACTGAAACTGGGGGAGGTGCTACTCCAACTAGCCAGACCCCAACTAGCCAGACCTCAACTAGCCAGACCTCAACTAGCCAAGGCGATGATTTATTTTCAAATGCTGCAAGTATTGCTGGAACAATTGCTGCGACAATTTTAGACAAAGATAAAGATGATGCAGTAGACGTATTAGCCAACGGCACTACAGGCACTAGCACAGACATTACGGACACTACAAGCACAGGCACTGGCACAGACATTACAGACATTACAGGCACTGGCACAGACATTACGGATATTACGGACATTACAGGCACTGGCACAGACATTACGGATATTACGGACACTACAGATATCGACGATGGTACAGGTGACGGCATCGACACTGGCACAGACCTTACAGATACCGGTGATGGTACAGGCGATGGTGTGGGTGATGGCATAGGCGATGGCATAGGCGATGGTATAGGCGACGGCACAGGTGTTGACGGTGGGTTTGACCTACCTACAGTAACAACAACTCCTACCACTCAAGGTATGAGGGGGATGTCTACAGAGAAGGCTGGAGTGGCTGATATAGGTGACCCATACCAGTTAAGTGCTTCTTTATATGAGAACATTATGCGGATTCTTCAGCAAGACAGAGAAAACCGCAAAGATGACAGGAACAGGGCAAGAACGTATTATGGCGGTGGTAGCGTGCGTGCTTCGGATCGAATCGACGAAATCGCTAGGATAATTAGAGGCTAATTATGGGCTGGCTTGAAAACTTATATTCTACAAATGGCAAATTTGACCTTGCCAAAGCAGCAGCTACTGCGGGTGGGGTTGCTACTTTATATGGTGCGCTAAAGCCGGACAGCAGCGTCGGTGAATTTTTAGGTATGGGTAGTTCTCAGCAACCCGTTGGGTACACGGGCGGCATTCCCGAGTATGAGATATCCCGTGAGGTGCTACCCGGAGCTTTTGCGACCACTACAGCCGAAGGCACACCTAGAAGACCCGGTTCAATGGGCCGTAGATACTTTACTGATACTACGTTTACCCCAACCGGCGAAGTAATGAGTGCTGCCGGTACGCCTGCAACTGCAACTGACACCACCGCCACTACCAATGCAGCCAGCGGTCTTCTGAGCGCACTACCAGAAGAAGCAGTTATCGGGTTGCTTTCCAGTTTTTTCGGTGGTGGGATCGGGAGTACGGGTGGGGGAGACGAAGATACAACAACCACTCAGGCTGCAACTGACGCAGATGAAGATACAACAACCACCCAGCGAAGACGAAGCCGAACAAGGGAAGCCATAGAAAGCGATCCTGCTCGTCAGACTTATGCAGAAGCCTACACGCCTAGAGCTACTACAGGGGAGGTTAGCGATCTTAGCGGGCTTGAGATATACCAGACTGTTCCCGGCAACCAAACACCGTTGTTTAGCGATCCGTACAACGACATAGCTGAAATCATAAACTACATGGAGTCAACAGACGGTATTAGCACCGGCGAAGCAGGGCGAGTGTTGGACTATGCTATAACCAACGACATACCGCTAACTGATATTGTAGAGATAACGCAAGGGATTGATCCAAATTTCACTATAGAAGATGCCGTAGCTTACCTAGAAACTTACTACCCGCATCATTCTTACAATTACCTGAAGAGCCAAGGTTATGCTGGCGGTGGGCTAGCTTCTTTAGGCGGTAAAGGTTACTACTTAGGTGGCTCTACTGACGGGATGGCAGATCAAATACCCGCTACAATAGACGGTCAACAGCCTGCTGCGCTCAGTGATGGTGAATTCGTTATTCCCGCTGATGTGGTGAGTCATTTAGGCAATGGCAACTCTGATGCAGGGGCGCAACAACTATATTCAATGATGGATAGGGTGCGTCAAGAACGTACTGGGACTACCAAACAAGGCCCAGAGATCAACCCTACCAAGATGATGCCAGCGTGAGGTTGAGATGAAATATTACAACAACGGCGGTAACGTAAATAACGTAACAGCAGAAGAGTCTTCGCTCTCTAGCTGGGCTGGCCCGTATGTAACCGACATGCTTGGTCGTGGCGCGGCTTTGGCAAATATGCCGTATACCCCCTACGAAGGCCCACTTACCGCTGGGGCTTCTGAACTACAGCAACAAGCCTTTGCTGGGTTAGGCGCGTTAAGCGCACCGAGTACCTTAACTGGGGGGACTACGCAGCAACAAATTGCTGGTCTAATGAACCCATATATTGAACAGGCGCTGAACCCACAGCTAGAAGCCGCCAGACGCCAAGCCGAAATACAAGCACAGCAGCTTCAAAGCCAGTACGGTAAAGCCGGTGCGTACGGAGGTTCTCGACAAGGTGTGGCCGAAGCTGAGTTACAGCGCGGACTACTGGACAGGATGGCCCAACTTACCGGAGAAGGCTACCGAACTGCGTACGATAAAGCGGTTGACCTATTAGGTAGAGAGCGAGGATACGGCTTGGATGCTCTAGCTGCGCAACGACAAGCAGGTGCAGAACAACGAGCTATAGAGCAAGCAGGTGTAGCTGCTGACATAGCGCAGTTTGAGCAGGAAAGGGACTACCCATATAAGCAGACACAGTTCATGCAGTCGTTGTTGCAAGGCTTGCCTTTGGAGACTCAGAGTTATTCGTATTACCAACCGTCTGGGCTACAGAATTTGCAAAGTGGGCTGTCTGATGTGACAGGTATATACAGTCTTTTAAGCGACTATTTCGGGTCTTAAGGTTAGGAGTTAGTAATGGCTATACAACAAGGTTTAGGTGGACTTATGCCACAGGCTCCTATGGCTGCTCAGCCCGTTGATCCCAGAATGGGCGCAGCTCTGGACGTAGTAGGCGCAGACGAAATGGCGGAAAAGACCGATATGCCGTTAGCTACGGCTGCTTTGATGAAGCGTAATGAAGCTCTGGAGCTGCTAAAAAGCGCCGAGAATGACGAGAGAGCCGCACAGTTTCAGGCTCCTCCTAATCCCTCTATTAACGACCAAGTTAACCAAGGCTTAGCTGGAATGCTACGCAGCATGATGCCCGGCCAAGCACTGCGGGGTAGACAAGTCCAGCAAGCTAGAGCCAGACAGATGTTAGGCCCTATGCCACAACGAAGAGCGCCCCAGATGGCGGCTGGCTTGCCCGGCCTACCTGCGACTAACATGCGCCGCATGGCTGCTAATGGTGGGGTTATTGGGTATGAATCAGGTGGTGACGTAGAGGCGGAAGACACGGGTTTTCTAGCAGCGTTGAGAGAACTTGACGAAGGTTTGAAGGCAGACGAAGCCGAAAGACAAGCCGAAAGAATGGCCAGAGGCAGGAGAGTTTCTGACTATATCCCCGTGCCGGGCGGCGGTAGCTACTACTTACCTGTGAAGAATTTAATGTACGACATCGGGCAAGGTGTGTCTGGTCTGGCTAATCTGATGAAGAGAAAGCCCGAAGAAAAAGAAGAACCAGTAGACGTAAACGCACTATTTTTAAGTGTTTACGACGACTACACCAAAGCTTTAGAGAGTGGCAACGAAGAGAGAATAGCCCGCACTTTAGAGCTTGTGAATAGTTTTGACGAGACCACTCGACGAGAAGCACTGCAAAGCGTACAGCAGAACAAAATGATGGGTGGTGAGGTAAAAGGCTACGCTGGCCCTGATGGTTCTTTAGTACGCCGAAGAGACACAGCAGCGCAAGAACAGAGAAGACAGGCAGCTCAGGAAGCCCGCGCACGAAGAGAAGCCGAGAGAGAAGCCAATAGAGCTGCTTTTAACGATCTTGTTGCACTTATAAACTCTGGTAAGTCGCCAGCAGAAGCTAGAAGAATTTTAAGCAGCAGAGAAGCGTTGACTACAGATACGGGCGTAACAGAAGCACAGTACAACTATGCTACAGGGCCTGAACCTACTATAACCGAATATTTGCCTAATGCAGACCAATCTACTTTACCTATGGGCGGCTTAGGTGCGGAAGAAGAACCAACGCCAGCACCAACAACCGAGGGCGCGGAAGAAGTTCGCGCTCCTGCACCTCAAAGTTTTCCAACCCAACTCCCTGAAAACTTTCAGTCAGACATGGCAACATTGCTAGAAAGAAGCAAAGGTTTGATGGCACTAGACGAAGAAGCAGATGCTAGGCGTGTGAGCGACAGGCTCGCTGAAATTATGGGGCCAACAAGAGAAGCCCAAGAGTCACGTAGACAGGCGCAAGAAGAAAGCAGAAGGTTGAGAGAAACGGAGTTTACGCCAGAAGCAATGCGTTTTAACCGCCTAAGAGCTGCTCTGGAGCGAGGTGGTAGAGAAGGTCTTGGTGGTTTTGGTGCTGGTGAACGTGCCGAAGCTGATAGATTACTCAAAGCGCAAATTGAATCTAGCGATAAGACTGCTGCCGAGTTCGATGCTCTTGTAAAAGAAATGCAAGCTATGGGCTTGAATGAGTTCCAAGCAGAAGAAGCAGCACGGCAAGGTATAAGAGACCAAGTTCAAACAGGAATGACTGTAACTCAGGCTATCAACAAAAACTTGGCCGATATAGCAGTTTCGGAAGCAGACAGAGCCGAAAGAGCAGCAGGGCGTCAACTATCGGCCCAAACTTCTCTGGACGTTGCTCAGATTCAAGGTGATGTGCAGTTAGCAGTAGCAAATCTGAACAAAGAAAACACGGAGTTTGGTCGGAAGTTTAGGACGCTTAGAAATCAAGCAAAACAAGATAATCCGAATCTTAGTGCTGTAGAACTAGATAGCAGGGCGTTAGAAGCGTTGTTCGACCAAGAAATCAAAGCGCAAATGTCAAGAATTGGTGTAACTGAACAACAGCTACAACAAAGCGCAGTAAACGATTCAATACGTGCTGCCGCAGACGTATTGGCAAATGATATGAGTACCATTGGTCAACCAGAGCTAAGACAGCAAAAGATATTGGATTTAGCCGAACAAATAAGAAACCAATACGGTACGAGTACCACTGGTGCTCAACCTAACGCGAGTCAAATACAAGCGTTAATTGCTAACCCTCAACGTCGTGCTGAGTTTGATGAGAAATTTGGGCAAGGTGCAGCAGCTAGATTTTTAGGTCAATAGTTGAGGGTCTTATGGCAGACCAACAAAACTTTTTTGACCAGTTTGATACTGCAAAAGAAAATGTCGCTCAAGATAATTTCTTTGACCAGTTTGACACTGGGTTAGACGAGGCTCAACCTCCCGCAGAACAAGAGCCTGTACAAACGGTTGATGGTAATTTCTTCGATCAGTTTGACCCTGTGCAGGTAGAACCCCCAGCCCAAGAACCTCCTCCCGTACAGTCCAATATATTGCGGGAGGCTGCTGACATACCTCTGAATCTTGCCAGTGGCGTAGTTACTGGTACGAAGCTAATCACAGATATCTTTGGTGCAGATAATCCTGTCTCTCGACAACTAAGCGGAGTCGAAGAGTATATAGACGGACTTCTCTCTGCACAGGCTAAAGCAGACCAGCAAGAAGTTGCTAGGATCATGCAAGAAGCCGAGGACAAAGGCGCAGGAGCGCAAGTCAAAGCCGCTCTCAGAGCGTTTGCTACTTCCCCATTAGACTTTGCTGCACAAGGCGTAGGCACAATTATCCCTGCTCTCGCTGCCGCTGTGTATGGCGGTACAGTTGGTGTGGCTGGGTATGGTGTTGGTTCTGGTGTTGGCCTAGTAAAAGACGCCGTATTCAGCACTGTTAATGACGAAATGCTCAAGCAAGGTCTTAGCGAGCAAGAAGCTAGAGAAATTGCAACGCAGGCACAGTCTTATACAGGCGATAACTTAGACATGATCGCGCTGGGTGGTGCATTCGGCTGGTTGGCATCTAGGTTTGGTGTGCCAGAAACAGTGCTTAAAACTGAATTTGGTAAGCGCCTAATGCAAGATGGGCTAAGTCGTGGCGTTGTTAGGAACATGGTTGAAGCCGCTGGGCGAGAGGGCGCACCAGAAGCCATACAAGCAGCCCAAGAACGCTTTGCCCAGAACCTAGCTCTGCAAAGAGAAGGCGTGGACGTACCACTTAGTCGTGGCGTAGTAGGCCAAGCTGCATTGGAAGGCATTGTCGGTGGCATTATCGGTGGCGGTGTAGGTGCGGTCGAGGCGCAGGTTGCGGACACTGCGCGAGCAGAACAAGAAGCCGAAAGAAGAGCGTTGGAAACAGAAGGCTTAGAAGTAGAGGCGCAACCAGAAGAAGTCGTAGCGGAAGAAGTTGCAACTGACGAAGAAGGAGACATTGAGGCTCCTGTTTGGTTTGATGCGATAGCAGATGAAGTAGATGCAGACCAAGGGCAAGAAATAGACCCTGAAAAGATCGGTCGTTTAGTTGCCCAGTACGGACAAGAAGCGGCTGAGATGTACGTCAGAGGTGTGCGCGGAGAAGGACTGACTCTTGCCAGAACTGAATCAGCGCCTGAAGTAGACACAGAAACTGACACAGCAGAAATAGGTGGAATAGATACTAACCAAGATGAAGCTGCGCCAGCACAAAAAGAAGAAGTCAGGGATGAACCGACTCCGGATGATTACGAAGCATGGATGGCGGGGATAGAAACAGATACACAAAAAGACTTAGACACAATAGAGAATGAAAACATAGATGAGTCTTTGTCTCTTGCCGGTAGCACACCAGAACAAAAGCCTAAAGCAGCGGCAATAACTCCAGACCAAGAACAAATCGGGCTGCCCGGCATAGAAGAAGCACCGGAAGCTCAAGTTGGTAGGCCCCCCGTAGAGCGCGCTCCGGAGGCTACTGCCAGAGTTAATGAGCTGCAAAAAAGACAGGACAACCAGAGAAAATCTGAGATACGCACTGTAGAGAAACTTACAAACTCTCTGGATAGGGGCGTACAGAAAATATTAAGTAAAAAAGGTTATGTTCCGTTCTTTGCCAACCAAGAGGCTTTTAATGAGTACGACGCTGACCCTGATGCTCAATATGAAGCCAGAGTACAAAGAAGAATACAGTCATATCGAATACTAGGCGCTAACCCAGAGGAATCTGCACGCCGCGCCCGTAGGGATGCGAACAAGCAGCGAATTGCTTATAACGAGATACAAAACGAAATTGCCGCACTGCAAGACAAAACCATAGACCAGCTAGCTGATGTCATCAACATAGCAAACAACTCTAGGTTAGAAGGTAGAGCGGCCCACACTGCTGCTTTAAGAGCTTTACAGGATGCAAGGCTCACACCAGAGATGCTGGCCGAAGCGCGAAAAAGAGCTAAGGCTAAAGCTCCTACAGGCATAATTCCACTAGAAAACAAAACAGTAAGAAACGAAATAGTACCCGGCGAATATGCTCCGTTAGTTCCGCGCAAAGAGATGATTGATGGCCCGATAGAAGAGGTCACAACTGCGGAAGAAGCAATGGAGGTAATTAACGCTGACACTAACAGGACAGACTTTGAGAGAGGCTTAGCTGCACTGTTTAGGCCGATAGCAAAAAAATTAGCTACGAAGTTTCAGCTTATAGAAAACTCGGAACAAGTACCGGATGACTTGCTTCAATATTGGGTAGACGAGAACGGAAAGCAAATTTCTGCTGGTCTTTTCGACCCAGAAACTAACACCATGTACATAGATTCAGTTGAGGGCTTGGACGCTCGCACTGTATTACATGAAATGATCCATGCCAGTACGCTGGATATAATATCAAGCTTTAAACAAGGTCTGCTTATATCCCAAGAAGCACAAGCTGCAATAGATGACGCGCTTCTGTTGATGCACCAAGTAGGGGTACAGTACCAAAACTTACTTGCGTCAGATCGTGCATCACCTGCATTGCAGCGTCTAGCTAAAAGTACAGATAATTTTACTGACATAGCTGAATTTCTTAGCTATGGCATTACCGAGCAACCGCTTCAAGAGATGTTGCTCAACATGGCTCCTGTAAACAAATACCAACTCGGAGCTATTAAAACAGCATTCTCTAACTTTGTAGACATAATTCGTCGGATGTTGGGTAGGCCCAGCAGAGACATAAGCGCGTTCGAGCAGCTAATCGACTTGACTGGCCGTCTTGCAGAAGAACAGGTACGCACTAGGCCAAAACGTGCAAGCCAAGTGGTGCAAGCCAAGAAGCAAGTAGAAAAGCTTTCTAAGGTGCAGAAGTTGCAGGCGCAGCAAAACACGTTGCGTAAGTTTTTAGGTCAGTCAAAAGGCATAATAAACGCGGTTAGAGACCCAGAAAAAGGTATCCGAGACTTCTTG